CGCTCGCCTGGAGCTCTGAGTACGTCGAGATCGCCATCAGATACGCGCGTCTCGCGTGCGGAACGCGCGGTTATCCGGGTCGTTTAGCCATGCCTTCATCTTTTTAGGATCGTCGGCAATGCCTCTCGCTTTCAGGTCGTACAAGACGCTCAAGGGAATAGACGCAACCTTCGACCACTCACCATGCTTTTGGTGTCGATCTTTTTCGTTACGGGCTCGCTTGTTCGCCTCAACGATTGCAGTCACGTCTTGCGATGTCGCAATGGTGATTTTGTCGTCTTTTAGCGTCTCGCCGGCTTCGTAAACGAAGTCTGACTTGATGCCGGTTGTGGCATCGTTAGACAGGTTGCGTTTTATTTCCATTGATTAGTCCTAGCTAGTGGATAGGTCAGCCACAACGCCCAGACCAGCCTCTTGAGTGACGACCAAACCATACTCAGCCAAAGTGAGGAACTTGGTTGCGTCGCCAGTCTTCGCTAACTCCTCGGCCTGGATTGGGCGAAGCGTTGCAACCTCACACATATCTGGGTCGATGACGTAAGCGTCGCGTGCGCGGCTCTTGGTAGAAGGTACGATCTGAACGCTACCAAAATCGCTAAGGTAGACGTCAGCCGCCCCAACAATTGTAGTAGGGCCGTCAGAAGGCGCCATGTAACGCTGAGCAGCAATGCCCGCAAAACTAGAGATCACTGTCTTAACGTGAGGCCCAACCATGACAAACTGAGGCGAGCCCCCGTTGGAAAAGATTCCTTGCAGGACTGTTTTTAGCATGCCCTCGGTCATGGCGCGCTGGGTGCCATCAGTAGCCGCGCCATTTACGACACCACCAGAAACAGTTGGGTTAGCTCCGTTCGTGCCGCGAGATGTGTTGGTTCTGATGAACGCAGCCAAAGGCGCAGTCTTACGAGCAGTCGTGCTGTTGCCAGCGACAGCTGCATGGTTCAAACCACAGAGGTTATGTTCCATATCGTTAGCAAGGCGCTTGCCCGCTAAGCTGATCTGGTATGCGACTTCTGCCCGTCGCCCCGCCAAATCCAGAGCGCTCATCGTGTCTGACACGATGAAGTCTTTGCGACTGATCTGCGTGTAGTTACCCAAACGAGTTGTTGGAGTCACTGCGGTGAACGCAGCCAAGTCGTCGCCTTCCAAATGATGGTTAGCTGCAGCTGCGCCAAGATCATCAGTCTGCCATTCAAAGAATGTGTTTGTGACTGAGCGACTCTTGGTCATGTTGCTCATAAAGGGCCGAGTTTCGGGAGAAATCATAGTGATAATGTTAGAGAGATCTTCCCGCACGCCTTTGGCGTCGTACTTTAGAAAAGTGTTAGCAATAATGGTCATTAGTTAAAGCCTTCATAAAAGAGATTCAATCAATGAGGCTGCATTTTCTGCAGTGCCTCGCTCTTTGAGACGTTGATACGCGGCTTTAGTTTTGCGAGCGCTTGGCTTCACCTGCTGTTGACGAGATCCTGACCTGACTGTCTTGCCCGATTGACCAGCCTTGCGTGCTTTACGCACCCGGCTCTGGCCTTTGTCAAAGAGCATCGCCTTTCGCAAAACTGCGATATGGCTAGCGCGCACAAGTGCGCCAAGCTCCTCTTCCGCAACGCCGCTATCGAGCAAATAGCTCTTTAGCTCTTCGCGTTCTTTTGCGGCTACCTTCTCGTCTTTCCACTCTGGAATGACGTCAGGCAGTCGGGCTGCTTCCTGAGTAATTAGCCCGCGCATTTGCTGCTCTTGCTCTTGGGCGTTAGCGTCATTCACACGCTGCTGCTCTATCGCAATGGCCTGCATTTTTTGCGCTCGCTGCTCAGTCCGCTGTCGGTACTGTCGCTCAAGGCGACTTGCCTCAATCGGATCTTCTTCGTACATGCGATCGAAGTCCGGGGCTGGCTCGTCAAAAGCCTGTAGCTGCTGCTGCAAAGCTCCCAGTAACTGGGAATACTGTGTCCGCTCAAGAAGAACCGCGTCTCGGTCTTGTTGGAAGCTCTTCCGCTCTTCCGCTAATGTTTGGCTCTTCTTTGTATAGTCGGCCTGGCGCGAGTAACCGTTCTGAAGCTCATCAAGGCTAACCTCTACGTTTTCACCGTTTATCTTTACGGTGAATGTGTCGGCTTGCTCTTGTTCGCCCTCGTCCTCGTCGTAGTCGTCATCCAGGTCTTCGGCATCTTCTTCGTCTGCGTCGAATTCCTCTTCGGATTCTTCAAACTCAGCGCCTTCCAGTGCCTCGCCCCCCTCAAGGGACTCGTCAACGTCGCTTGAATCTTCGGCTTGCCCTTCGGGTTCCATCAATTTAGCGATAGCAGCCTGGGCGTCGCCCAAGGTGCCCCCCATATATGGGGTTTGTTCTGTATCTATTTTATCACTCATCAGTTATTCCGCTGTTTTGCGAAAGCAATCTCGTCGGCTGCTGCGCGCATCCGCACAACAATGTCGTCAAGGGCTTCCTGTTTTTGATGTAAGCGCTCCCGTACTCCGGGGTCACGTTCCTTGCACCACAGCTCGAAGAAATCGAGCCTTAGCATCTTGATGAGCTCGGCGAAGTCTTCGTCGTCCGCCAAGCGCTGTATGTTGAGAAGCGAGTTATGCGACAGGGACATTCGGCACCTGTTGTTGCGCGGCCAGCTGCCTTACGAGCTCGCGGTCGCGATCGGCGTTAGCGCGTATCCCCGCCACATCGACCTGCGCGCCATACCGGGCGTTCATCTCCGCTGCTTTGAGCACCAAGTTGGCCTCACTCTCGTCACGCCTGCGGTCGTCCTCTCGAATCATCTTTTCGCGTTCGAGCTCTAGCTCTGCCTTCTTCTTTTCTATATTTGCGTTGATCTCCGCCATCTGCACCTGGATCAGCTGCGCCTCGATAGGTGGTTCCTGTGGCGCTGGTGGTGTCGGCGGCTGCTGACTTGGATCTTTGAAGAACCGCTGAGGGTCTTTGAAGCCAGAGACTTCCAGAATCTGCACCAGCGTCTGGTAGTAGTTCTCGACGCTGACCAGTGGGTTCTCTGGGCCAAGTTGCTGCAATAGCTGCTCTTGTTTTTCGGCGACCTGCTGCAGCATCTGCATACGCTCAACGTCGCCGCCCTTGCCAAGCGCTACATTGCTGACAACGTCCATGTCGGCATTCCAGCGATCAGGACTCATGGGCACGAACGTGTTGCGCAGGCGAATCATGCGCGGCTTGTCCATGTGCTTGATGATCAGCTGCAGCAAGCCTTTGTATAGCCGCGTCATGCCGCCGTCGGCAAACAGCCTGGCAATCATCTCGGTGCGTTGCTGAGCAGCCCCTATCGTCTGCTGCACGGCCATAAGCGTGCTGCTCTGCAATGCGCTAGGATCGAGCCCGTCAGCCGCCTTAGAGACGCCGGTGCGGTTTTCGCGCATCTGGTCGAGGTAATCGAGCATCGGGAAGGCTTCTTTGCCAACAAAGGGCAAATTGAATGGCACAACCGCGCCAGGCTGACGCATACGAATGACGCCGCCGGCTTCGTTGTTCATCACGTCTTCTAGGCTCGCTTGGCCTTCTACAATGCCGACACGCGGGTGAGTGCTCATCGCTAGGCTGTCAAGGCTCGCTCGCAGCACGGCGGTCTTGATGCGCTGGATGTCCATCGTCAAATCAGCGATAGACATGCCAAACATCGCGTGCGGTTCTGGGTCTGGACAGAAGAACGCAAACGGCACCATGTCGGTCGGCTCATTGCGCAGGATTTCGTAGTTAGGGCCGGCGCAGCAAATGCGTCGCAGTTCCGCAACGCCATCGCCGTCCGTATCGATCTTGGCGTATGCCTCAACGTACAGAACGCGGCGCACCATCTCTGAGTTTTCAAACGAGCTCTGCTGGTAGCGCTCGCGGGCTTCGACGTTAAAAAGCTCGAAGTCTGTGTCGCTGGTGGTGGCGTATTGCTCGATCTCGTCGGCGTCGTAACCGAGCTCGACCATGTCAGAGATTGTCAGGTACGCCCGGTGCGCGACTAGGTCAGCGTCTTCAAGGCCGCGGGCATTGCGGTTAATGACGATCTCTTCGGGGGGCACCGACTCAACTTTGATCTTGCCAATCTTCTTGCGGTGCGTGACGCGAACGGAGTGCATCGCCTCTGGGTTTTCGCTCGACGTCATGCTCTTGAGCATGTCGATCTCAACGTCCGGGTTGCTGTTGAGCGCCGCCAGGGCTTCGTCGTCTAGGTTTTCGAGCTCGTAGCTCTGCGTCTTCTCTGACTCGTCGTAGCAATACTTGATAAAGCCAGAGCCCTTCACCAGCGCGTCTTTCATCGTCGCGTAGATGATCTCGATGTACGACTGATCCTGGTCTTGATTCAGTATGTAGTTAACGTAGTCGGTCGCCTGCTTGGCCATCTCGACGTCTTCTGGGCCAGTAGGCGCGTATTCCACAACGTGATCAGAGCCACAGAAAATGCGCATAAGAGACGGCAGCATCGCCTGTACGGTATCGCGCACGTCCATCGTTTGAGCCGTGCTACGACCCTCTTCTTCGTTGCCCAGGGGCTCGCCGGCGTAGTATTCCGCTGCGACTGCTCGCTGGGGCGAGATGGTGTTATCGATAAAATCGACGGCATCTTCGATGGCGAGCGTGATAGCGGCTTGGATCTCTTCAGCGTCCATGCCCATGTCTTCTTCGATGAATTCTTCGTCGTCGTATAGTTCGGCCATTAGAAAATATCCAATAGGGACTCACCGACTAATCTGGCGCGCTGCGGTAACTGGCGGGCCATATCGGCAATGGGTTCTAGGGGTTCAAGCAAGCTGCCAGCTGCAGACATGGGCGCAGCCAAAGCCCCGCCTATGGCGCGTTGTGCGCTCTCGCTGGCTTGTCGTCCAATGTCAGTTCGTGGCTGGTAGTCAAATGCAGATCGAGATTGCTGCTGCGTTTGCGCCATCTGAGGCGTTGTGACTGGCAACGGCGCTTGTTGCATGACCAGGCTGGAAGTCATAAGCGGCTCAACAAGTCCGCTTGCTGCGTTTGCTAGGAAGTCAGCGCCGCCAAGGACGCCTTGCTGAAAAAGCTCAGCTGATGATGGTTCAGAGAATTCTGGGAATGGGCCTAGCGCATTTGCATTCGCGCCAGCGCCTAAAAGACCGCCGGCAGTTAGCCCTTTTGCTGCTCTTTGATTTCTATCAGGGCTCGCTCGCAGTCCCTGATAATACGGTCTAGCCTCCCCACTAAACTCCCTGAAACGGGTGGTAGCAGGCTTGAATCCGTAGAACTCTTGATGGAGCACGTCAGGGTCTCTTTCTGCACCCTGCAGTTGTGCAACATAGTCTTTAGTTTGTGCTCCCGACTTGACGTTAACGTCGAAGAACGAAGGCTGCGCCGCTTGTATCTGTGGGTACTTAGACTTGAGATTTCTGCTGACGACATCGAATTGCCCTAAAGTTTGAGTCGCATGATTGCGGTACTCATCAGGAGACATTCTAGCGAATTTTTCAGCATCAACAAACTGCGGGATGTCTAAAAAGCGCAGCCCGACAACCCGTGTTGCATCCCGAGGATCAACGATCATCGTGTACGCGGGTATGCCCTGTGCATTCAAATCTTTTTGTATGTTTGAGATCAGCGGATCGTCTGCAGCAACACCGTCTTTGAAATACACCTCGCTGCCAGCGTTGAACATTTCTGGTGAGCTCAAACCAACCTGGTCATCGATTCTGCGGGCCACAAACCAAGAATCTTGCTTGTCCTCGACCGCTTGCTTCGCGGCTGCATCAAGTATGCTGGTCGGCAATGTGTCTTGCGTCGTTACAACGTCGATATCCATCGACGTTTCTGGGTCTTTCATGTAAGCGCCTAAAGTCGGAGCGCCTTTAACGGCTCGCACATCAGGATCTTGCTTGCCATATGAAACGATCTGCTGCGCCGTAACCTGGGATTGTGCAGGCGTCGGTACAAAATCATTTCCTTGGAATTTTTTGTTTTGCTCGCGGCTAAGGCCCAACATCATCGACTCGACGGGGTCAGCATCCATCATTGTTTCAAACGAGCCGCCTTCGCCAGCGGTGCTCGTCCAACCGTTTCGAGTCCAATGGTCTTTCTCGGCGAACCACTGCAGAGCCTGCAAGTCGCGCGGCTCTAATGACATGCCAAGTTCGTTATTCAACCGCACCGTTGCATCGGCCAAAACGTCTTGGCCAAAGCCAAACTCTAAGCTGTTGCGAAAGTTTTCAGCGTCAACCACGTTGCCTGTCACAGTCGCTTCAGCAGAGCTTGGGACGGGCTTGCGGCCAGAATGGCGGCGCAAGTTTCGCGCAGCCCAAACATCTATCGTTGCCTGCTGGCTTCTGCCGCTAAGATTCCCCGAAAAGTTTTTTGCTTTTGGCGCGCTACCTTCTCTCACAACACGCCAGCGATCAGCCAAGGCAATCATCGAGTTGTAACTATTGAGGCCGTAGTTTTTCAGCTCCCCTGTTTTTTGGTCTCTGGCCTGCTGTTTTATAGTGTTCTCGTTTGCGCGCAGAGAACGCGATATTGCTGCTGCCTCGTCCTCCATACGAACGTATTTCGGGTCTAACTTGGCAGCCTTCATTGTGCGGCCAGCTTTTTTCTGTGCTTGCAGATACGCAGCGGCTTGATCTTGTAGCGCATAGCGACGATCTAGCTGATCAGCGAAGCCATTCATCAGTTCATCAAAATCACCGCGCGTAGCACGCTGTAAAATGTCCTGGCTAAACTTGAAGTTGGTGCCGACCGGCGTGTTGGGGCTTGTTGCTCCGAGTATGTCGCCCATCATTTGCGAGAATGTGCCGTACTCGGTTCGCAATCGGCGCTCGACGTTTTGATACCAGCCGGCGTTATCCATTACTCGCTGGGCGTCAAAATCACCAGCTTGAGCGCGTCTGGCTATGTCGCTAATTTCGCCAACAACATTATCGACGATGCGATTGTATTGCGCTGAACCGCGCGCAACCTCTTTGCCGGTTTTGCGATCTTTGTTGTAGGCATAAGGCTGCGCTTGAAACTTTAACTTCAACTCGCCTTTGTCGCCGACCTCCATTCCAGTAATGTTGGGCAACGACCAATCAGATGCTGGATGACGCTTTTTCCATTCGCGAGCGACGCTAAATGCTGCCTGCTCGTTTACTTTTTTGCCTTTTATAGATGCTCGTATGGCGTCTTTCTCGGCGCCAGAAAGCGTGACGCGCGTGGCCAGTTTTCTTTCGCCGCGATTGCCGCCACGCTCTTGCGACATGTCGCGCGTCGCAACATCTGCGTTGCGGCGAACGATACTAGCGCCAGTGTTGTATAAGCCCACCTCCGCATCTTCCGGCGCAGCAAGCAGTCCAGCGCCAACAGCTGCTGGTACTGCAGACCGGCCTACATTGAGCAGCCCACCTACCGCCAATTACTTGGCCTTCTTGCTTGGCTTCTTTGCAGGCGACTTCTTATAGAGCATCTTGGCGATGTCATTCGCGGCGTCTTGCACGCCACCTGGGCCGCGTCGATAGGTGTTTTTCTCTGTATGCGCCACTCAAGCCCCCATATGTACCGATTTTATGGGGGTTAATTTTACCAGCTAGGTAATTGACAGCCCTCGCCTGAGCGGTTTCTGCCAGCTGCTAGCCACGCTCATCGCGCCGCTGAGCGTCATTGCATCACTTGCAAACGTCAGGCACAACGAGTCGGCTAAGTCAGGCGAGCGCAGCCCGCGCTTACGCATTTGGTCTTTAGATTCCAGCTGCATCTTGCCGCTTGATGTGAATTTGTACTTCGCGCTGACGAGCTCCGCGAGCAGGTCGTCGTCTTGCGGGATCGAGCAATCGCGGGCCTCTAGCCAGGCTTTCACCTTGAACCAGAGCTCAGCGCGCAGGTTTATGTAAGTCGCCTTGCTGCTTGGGCTCTCGCTGGTGTTGATGCCAACGGCCGGCAAGCCAAGTTCGCGCAGTCGGTCACATACACCGCCGCCAAGGCCAATCGAGTCCACGTTAATCTGCACCGGCTGCGTTCGCGGCTGCTGGCTTTCATACTCGGCAACCACTGCCCCGCATAGCTGCATCAAATCCAAGCCCTGCCAGGTCTGGATGCCTATGAGCTCTCTGCCCCGGCGCTTGCAAAGGGCGCTGCGGTCGGAGCCGAAGCGGCTAACGTCCAGGCCCCAAACGATCGGCTCGTCTTCAGTGATGACAACGTCGCGACGCTGGGCACTCTCCACAAGCTCTAGCGGGATAGCGGTATCGTCATCTCTTTGGGGGAATTCCCCGAGTACTCTCACGCGAAAAGCGTTGCTCTCTTCGCCAAAGCGCGCAGCCATCTCACGCACATAGTCGTCACTCACCCTAGGCGAGTCGATGCAGCTGACTTTGCGAGTAAACCAATCGCCCGCCATGCGGTGGTGGGTATCGAAGAAGAAGCCGCTGCTTCTGGTCGGATTGCCGAGCAGGATAGTCGTTGCGTGCTCGCCCGACATCGAGCCAGCTGCGGCCTCAAACACGGCCTCCGGGATACCCGACGCCTCGTCGCACACCAACATCACATTATCGGAGTGAACACCCTGCAGCGCTTCTGGCGTTTCGGCCCTGGACGTCCGGCATGAAATAAACGCCTCGCTCGGCGCGGCCTTTAGGCTTACGCGGTCGCTCTTCACTTCCAAGAGCTCTTTGATTGCAACCGGGCACTCGTTGATCCAGCGCTTGAGCTCGGCGAACAAGGCGTCGAAAAGCTGCGCGCTGGTCGGCGCGGTTACGACGATTTTGACCGGGTAGCGCGTAATCAAGTAGTGCAGCATCGCCCAGCTGGCTGCCGTTGATTTGCCGGTGCCATGGCCAGAGCGCACGCTGATTTTGCGCTCGCCAGAGGCTATGGCATTGAGGAATTCTTTTTGCCAGGGGTCAGGCGACTGCTTGAGCACTTGCTCAACAAAAGCGACAGGATCAGAGCGAAAGCGCTTAACAAACGCCACATATGGGTTTTCTGGCATGACACATTGTACCGCTTTATGGTCTGAGCAAAGGTCTGAGCAGAAATGAGCAGCGTTCCGAGCAGAAATGGGACGCTCCGAGCAGGTCAGGGACTGACCAGGGATAGGTCAGGGATAGGTCAGGGATTCGTTAGTCGTATGTGTGGCGCGGGTTGAGCTCGTCAGTTGGATTATGAAACGGGTCGTTAATAACTTGGCCGTCAGCGCCAAAGGTGATTTCTTGTTTGATTAGATCCCTGACCATTTGATCTATCTCGTCGCTAGGGCTTCCGTCTACATAGTCGCGTATCCAGCTGGTGACGCGCATCAAGTCGATAAACTTAGGCGACGGGTCGTCATAGCGAAATTTCTTAACGTCAGGCGGGCTGACATAGTAAGTCTCGTATGCAGCGCCAAGCTCGAAGTGCACTCTTATTGTGCCCCTGCGATACATTTCAGAGTCTTCGAGCTCGACCTCGACCAACAAATCGCCAAACTTTTTACTTACCATGTCTGCATCCTATCACTATGCGCCCGCGCTAGCGGGCTGGCTTTGCCTTCAGCCGCTTACGCGGCCTGCTTGTATTGCTTGATATTGTTAGGCACCCAGACCTGAGTGCGTGGCAGAACAGCGCCATTGCGCTGGTAAGTAACGGGCCGGTCGGCCCACTCGATCCAGCACAGGGTGTGAGTAGCGCCAAGCTCGCTGTGGCTGCTGTCGAGCACGTCGATAATGACGGCCTCTTCGCCGTTCATGTCAGCGCCAGCGACTAGGTGGCTTTCCACCTGAGTCACAAAGATGATGTTGCCTGCCGTTAGTGTCATATCCGTTCTCCGTTGTTATGGCCCCTATTCTACAGATATTGTTCTACTTGTCACCTTTTAGGAGACAATAAATAGAAATAAATATGAGAAAATTAGGGCACCAATCACCACATATGGAGCTCCCATGTACGGATCACACTCAAAAACCATGAAGGCCATGAAAGGCAAGCGCACGGCCACCAAAGAAGCTCGCAATGCCCGCATGGCTGCCGGCACGAACATGCCCGTCGTTAAGCCACCCTACCCACCCCGCTAGACGTGGCCACGCCACGCAAGGGCAAAGCCCGCGTCAAAGTTACGGCCAGCGGCAAGAAAGTGTCTTACGGCCAAGCCGGTCGCGCTAAGGACGGCTCGCGGCGCGTACAGCCGTCCAGCAAGAAAGGCGACGCCTACTGCGCCAGGTCTGCCGGCCAGATGAAGAAGCACCCCAAAGCCGCCAAAAACCCCAACAGCCCACTGCGCCTTTCGCGAAAACGCTGGAAGTGCGCGGGCACAAAATCGAGGAAAAAATAATGCCTGGAAAGAAAGGTCTCTATTCAAACATCGCTGCCAAGCGGCGGCGGATCAAGGCGCAGAAAGCCGCGGGCAAGACGCCAGAGAAAATGCGCAAGCCAGGGACGAAAGGCGCGCCTACTGCCAAGGCTTTTCGCGCTGCGGCGAAGACTGCGAAGAAGCCGACGCGGAGAAGGTGAAATTTTTTTTCGGTGCGTGGGGGTCTAGTCCTCCACCCCCCACCCCCCTGCTGGTTCGAGGGGGGGGGTCGGCCATTGTTCCACGGACTGTTCCACGGCCGCAAAAGCGCCCAATTTAACATAATGGTTATTATGCGCAATTGCCAAAATCTCTAAGTCATTGATTTCATTGACCTAACAGTTTTGCGCGTAATTATCTGCGCTGTTCCACGCCCAAACCGCCCCTTAACCCCAGTGTTCCACGCAATTGTTCCACGGCTCGTTTCCTGCGCGCAAAGCCGAGCGTGCAAGCCAGTGTCTGCGAGCTAGATCTCGTCCTCTTCATGCTCGATCGCATGCCCATTCGTCAGGTCTCGCAACGCAGCTAAGTGCTGATCACCTAGCGTTATATTGACCATAGGATCGCGCTTCTCACGCCACTGATCAGGGTTCACATTACCGGCCAACCACTTGCGAGTATCGATGCGCAGTTTACGAACGGTCGCGTCGTGCGCGTCCATCGTGCCATCAGCAATCTCTAAGCACTCTTCGGCCAGCGCATCAGCCCATAGCTTGCGAGCCTGCATGTATCTGTCGTGCCTACCCTCGCCTTCCTCAAGCCAGCGATAAAAAGCACGCCGACCAACCTGGCACTCTTTCATTGTGTTAACGACACTCTTACCGCCAGCAATCATATTGAACACGGCCTCTTCGCCACGTTCCTCCAGGCTAGTGATCTGTGCTCGAATGATCGGTCTACCCGGCATTTAGCTCGCTCCCAACTCGTTAAGTATGTCATCAAGCTCGCTATCCCAGCCACCAGCCAGGTCTTCGAGCTCTGCACGTTCTCGGTAATCCACGCGCGCCTTCCGCTCAGCCTTCGCCTTCGGCTTCGGCTGCGCTACAGGCTCAACGTAAACGACTTCCATTGTGTTCCATCTGTAGCCACAGCGCAAACACTCGCGTCGCCTTCTAACGCCCTCTCGCGCCTTCTCAGAGCTAATTACCCTATTACCGCTACTACCGCACTCTTTGCACTTCATTTCGCCTTACAGCCCCTCTGCGGCGCTCTCAGCGCCAAGTATGTTCAAGATCTGCGCTATCGCCTCACCTTTCGTCACCATATCCGTCGTATACCGCAGCACCCGATAGCCAAGCTCAAGCGCCAGGTTGTACTTCACGCAGTCCGATCGAAAGCCAACGCCACTGGTATGCCGGCCACCACTCCAAGTGCCACCCTCCACCTCGATCACCAGGTCGCTGCCAGTAATCAAGAAGTCAAAGCGAAACCGCCGCTTCGGGATCAACGTCTGCTCCCGCGCAAACTCCACCCCCGCCGCTAGCAGCTGCGCTGCAAGCGCCTCCTCGCCCTTGCTCCCCGCCGACTGCTTCTTGGCCTTTGCCTTCGGCTTAGCCTTCGGTGCCGTCTTCGCCTTAGCCATTTGCGCCAGTCACGCGACACCACTTTTGCAGCGTCACAAACCTGCGCCGACAGTCGTCTGCTGGTACTAGTAAAATAGTACCGGCGCAGACCTGATCTCGGTGCTTGCGAGTGCGCCAGTCTGCGCCAGTCAGAAAACGCCCACTGGCGCAAACGCTATTCACATATTCATTCATCCACCTCACCCTCATGCATCCACTGGCCAACACATACAAAGGCGCGCATCTTGCGGTGCTTGTCTGGCTGCTCGACGACGCGCAGCGCGCCGTTCTCAATCCAGATCTTAAGCAGCTGCCTGATCTTGGCTTTGTTGTAAGAGTCGCTTGCGTCGAGGTTTAGCGCCTCGGCAACGGCAATGCCAACCCAGTCCTTGGCCCTTGGATTCTCGCGCCATTCGCTACTCGCAACGCGCCGCTGCACGCTCTCTAAGTCACTGCGCGTCACGTCAGAGAAGGCGTCTGGCCACTGCCACGGCTCGCTCACGCCGACGCTGTCGCCGTTCGGGAGCTCTACGCTGACCATCTGCCGCCAGGTCGAGTCGCCGGAAGGCGGTGCCAGGTTGTCTTTGCTGTCGCCTTCGCGGCTGTATCGCCAGAATTGGTCTTCATCGATGCCCGCGTTTCGCGCCTCTTCGGCGGTCATGCGCTGCAAGCGGCGAACATGGCGGGCTGCGTCTACCAAGGCGCTAGCGCCCCTGGCATCAGAGACGGTCGCCTCCTGCATGCCGTTGCCCTTTCTGACGTGATGGACGAGCTCGATGCTGCAATTGGCGTCGTTGGCAACCTGCGCCCAGCGCTTCACCACCATGTCTATGGCTTTGTTATCGTTCTCGCTTAAGTGGTGAGAGCTCACGAACGGGTCAACAATGACGACGTCCACATTCATGGCCTTTATATGGTGCGTCAGTGCATCGGCAGCTGGCGTGAGCACGTTGGCCCCGCCGGCCTGCTCGGCAATGATCAGCGGCTCGTCGCGCCCGGAATTGACCAGCAGTCTGTCGCCAAGGTCGTCTTGCGTGATGTTGTGGTGCTGGGCTATGCCGGCAATGCGGCGCTGTAGCTCTTCCAGCGGGTCTTCAAGATTCCAAACCCACACCCGGCGCGGCTCAGTCTCTACGCCCATGATCGAGCGGCCGGTCGCCATCGCCACGGCTTCTGCCAGCGTGATCGCTGTCTTACCAGTGCCGCCTGGCGCTACGGTGACCGATAGAAATTTTCTAATGTAGTGCCGGCCATACACCCACTCCCGCGGCGGTATCTTGCTCGCATCGCCGAGCACGAAAGGCTTTGGCTCAAGCGCCACCTTCTGCGCTTCAGCGGCTTCGGCTTGCGCCTCGCGCGCTTCGCGCTGCTCGACTGCACTATTGCGGGCATGCGTTTGCTCGATGCTGTTGACGGTGCGTTCTACCTCATCGCGATCGAGAGGCGGGCTGTTGTAGGTATTCCACTGCAGCACTTGCTCAAGCACGGCATCCGCGCTCAGCCCTTGGCGAAAGAGCCTGCCAGCCTCGGCAGCTGCTTGATGATTGCGGTTGCCTTCGGCTTCGCCGGCGTCTTTGACGTTAAAAGACAGGCCCGTATCGACCGGCCCCGGCGCAGGTTCGTTGAAAGACTTGATCTTGCGCAGGTCTGCGGCATTTAGCTTAGGCAGGCTTCCCCACCACACATCGACGTCTGGATCGTCGTCGCGTGCATAGATATGGCCGCTTTCGTGGATGCTCCCTGGCGCTATCACGCACCCGCCCTGACCGCGCAGGTCAATGCGCAGGTCTGGATTCACGCCGTTACGGACGGGGTAGTTCGGATCGACTTGGTAATAGAAGTGCTTGCCTTTCGACGTTATGACGCGCCTTGGCGTGTAAGTGAGGTTCTCGCGCACGAATTTGACGGCGTCGTCACTGTCGGCATCTACGACGACGATCTGCTTGCCAGTGATGATGGCGTAGTTGTTGTTTTGATAGTTGGCGCTGTTCAGCCAGTATTCTTGCTGCCCCTCTGGTGGTTCCGCGTCCTGCCAGGGTTGCCACTTTACTATTGGCCGCTTCTCGACTGGGTGTGCAGGCACGACAGTAAAGCCTTCTTCTGCAAGCTCCCGAGCCGCCTCTCTAACCCCCTCGCGTAATTCCACGACCTCAGCCATTGGCCGCTTGGCTGTGGCTATAGAGGTCTGGCCGAAGCACTTCGCGCTTAATGCCGGTAATGGCCTCAACCGCGACGACGCGCTCTGCTGGGATTTTGTTAGCCCATTTCCATTTGTAAACGCTGCCGCGAGAAATGTTGAGGCGAGAGGCAAGCTCGCTGATGACTATCTTTTGCCAAATATCTGTATTGCTCATCGCTGCGAATGTACACCTTTAAGGTGACAGTCACAACACACAAACACTATGTCACCGAAAGTGTTGCTCATTGTCACCCTTTGCGATACATTCGGGTGACGACATTACTAAGGAGACAAACTCATGAAGGACATCGCCGACCGTATACGCGATCTCCGGAATGCACGCGAACTCAGCCTGCGTCAATTGGCTGACTTGTCCGGAATCAATCACAACGTCATCCATAAGTGGGAGACTAAAAAGGCCACACCAAATCGATCGAACGTCGTTAAGCTCGCCGAGCTCTTCAACGTGAAGCCCGCCTGGCTGCTGTTTGGTCGTGACGACAACGCAACGGGGCTGAATGTGCAAGACACCTTTGCCGCATTGTCTATCCCCTCACAACAACAAGTAGACGCGCTCATCAACCATCTATTGGACATAGAAAGCGCTAGGGAATCGGCACATGGAAAAGACTCATAACGAGCGACACAAAACCTGGGACACCTACGCAAACAGGGCGCTAGTCGAGGCAACAAATCACTTTTGCTCTGGAAACGGGCTGAAGTTTTTTGCTGTCCCGTTCGACAGTCAGTCAACGCAGCCTATAAATTTATTGAAAGAACTGTTGCAGCCCTGCCCTTGCCCCTCGGGCGAATGCAGCACGCATCGGGCATTTCGCACTGTTGCGGCAAAAATGGCGCGCTTCTACAGCGGCTACTCGGCAGAGACGCTGGTGCTGTACAAAGACAGCGCGTTTGTGTGCGTGCGCATCCAAGATGAGCTCATGTACGTTAGCGTTCATCCTTGGGATCTGCCTGCAGTCAAGGCTTACGCAAGAGAAAACGACCTGTTCTACGACATGCGCAACGTCGAATTGCTTTACCTAAAGGGCAAATATGACGACTTCGACAACGTGCTCGTCGCATCGTTTTGAATTAATTGTTCTAGCTGTCTCCTTTTTGTTGACAGCTCGTTAGGCCATCTATAATGTTCTCTTTGTCAACGAACAAGGAGACACTCGATGACCGACACAACGACACCAAACGGCAGCAACGAACCTAACCTAGAATCGCTAGTCGCCCGGCTAGCGGAGCTCAAAAAGCTGGAAGACGACGCAAAGCTGGCGCGCGTAGAGCACGAAGCCCGCATTCTCCCATTCCTTGAGCAGATTGAAGAAGGCAGCAAAACCACCACCTTGGCGAACGGCACGAAAGTAACCGTGAAGAACGGCTACAACCGCAGGCTGGACCAAGACGCTTGGCGCAAGATTAAGCACAAGATTCCAGAAAACCTGCGGCCAGTGCAGCTAAAAGAAGTGCTAAACGACACGTCTTTGCGTTACCTCAAAAACAATGAGCCAGATTTCTACAAAGAAATGGCTGCAGTCGTAACGACCTCCCCCGCAAAACCATATCTGACAATTAAGGAGGCGAATAATGGCCTTTGATCTTAAGTCGGTGTCACCGACACAATCTGCGCGCGCGCTGTTCGCGCTCTGTTACGGCACTGCTGGCGTCGGCAAGACGACGTTTGCGGCGAATATGCCAAGCCCCGTTTTTATTCAAACAGAAGACGGGGCCGGCAATCTAACGCTGCAAGCATTCCCGATCGCCAAGTCTTACGACGACGTTATGTCTGCGATCACTGCGCTGTGCGACAAGCACGATTACAAGACTGTCGTTATTGACTCGCTCGACCACTTGGAGCCCCTGATCTGGAAGAAGGTCTGCGAAGACAACAACGTCAAAAGCATCGAGCAGCTGACATACGGCAAAGGCTACGTCATGGCTCTCGACCTGTGGCGCGACCTGCTGTCTGGCTTGCGGTTTGTTCGCGACAACCAGGGCATGAACGTCCTGCTGATCGCACACCACCAGATCCGCAAGCACTCAGATCCAGAGATGGAGCAGATCGATCGGTACGAGATCAAACTCCACGCGAAAGCAAGCGCACTGGTGCAAGAGTCGTGCGACCTAGTGCTCTTCGCGAAGCACAAAACTTTAATCAAGAAAGAAGACACAGGCTTTGGCAACACGCGAGCTCGCGGCATAAGCACCGGCAAGCGCGTGCTTTGCACCGTCGAAACCCCAGCCTATGTCGCGAAAAACCGATTTGGCTTGCCAGACGAGATCGATCTCAGCTGGGACGCGCTCACCACCGCAATGAACCAAAAACTTGAAGGAGCAGCCTAATGGCCCAGTTTCAATTTAGCACCGCTGGTATTGATCTTGATGAAAGCGGCACAAACGACCGCAAACCTGTGCCAGAGGGCACCTACACTGCCGTAATCATCGAAAGCGATTACAGGCAAAACAAGGCTAAAACTGGCCACTTCCTCAAGTTGAAATTTGAGATTACGAAGGGTGAGCACGAAGGTCGTTACGTTTGGGAAAATCTAAACGTAGATCACCCGAAGGAAGACACAGAGAAGTATGCAAAGCGAGATTTGGCGCGAATAGCAACGATTTGCGGCCACGACGACTTTGAAGACACGGAAGTTCTGCATTACAAACCGATCGACATTTACGTCAAAGTGCGTGAGCCGTCTAACGGCTTCGACGCGAGCAACACGGTGAATGGCTACTCAGCACCAGCTGGCTCCGCACCACCGCCACCGGCTGCGCCGGTAGCGCAAGCCGCGCCAGCAGTAGAGGCACCTGCACCAGCACCCGCCGCTGATTCCGGCAAAAAGCCTTGGGACAAGTAGCATTGGAAGTGCTCGCTGCATCAAAAACGCTTGCCGCCATCAACGGCGGTATTGAGGCAGATCAGGACTCAGCGCCTGGTCGCCTACACCTTGGCGCGTCGATCGCCGGCGAAGAATGCAGCCGCAAGCTCTTTTATGGCCATCACTGGGTCAAGGCTCAGCGGCATGGCGCGCGACTGCTGCGCCTGTTCGCTCGCGGTGAGACGGAAGAAGTGCGTTTCGTGAACTACCTGCGCCGCGCCGGCGTGACTGTTTGGGAAGTTGACCCGGACACGAACCAGCAATGGCGCATCTCAGATCACGCCGGGCACTTTGGTGGCTCGCTTGATGGCATGGGAATTGGCTTACCCGACGCGCCGGACGAGCCGCACGTCTTGGAGTTTAAGACTCACAACGCCAAGAGTTTCGCCGACATGGTCAAGCGCGGAGTGCTGGAATCGAAGCCGCAGCACTACACGCAGATGCAAATTTACATGCATAAGATGGACGTGCAGTGGGCGCTCTACATGGCCGTCAACAAGAATGACGACGACTTGTACTTGGAGCGCGTGCCGCTTGATGCAGCCCATGCGCAGCGCATGCTCGATCGCGCCAGGCGCATCATCACTAGCGACCGTCCGCCTGAGCGCATGAGTGACGACCCCAGCTGGTTCAAGTGCAAGTGGTGCGACTATTACGACCTGTGCCACGGCACCGACACGCCCGCCATGAACTGCAGAACCTGCGCCCACGCAACGCCAACGATGGACGGCGACGGCCGATGGCACTGCGACAAGTTTGATAAGCATTTAGACGCATCGATGCAGCGCACTGGCTGCGACGACCACAATTTCATACCGCCATTGCTCGCTAACTGGGCTGAGCCCATCGACGCAGACGATGACGGCGTGACGTACACCAACAAAATTAATGGCAAAGAATTCACTAACAGCCACGGTCAATACTGCTCGATCGAGATTACATCTGCAGCACCAGAACTGATTGGCGACGCGCAGATTGACCGGCTGAAGTTTGAATTCGATGCCCGACTAACGGGAGTAGGCAAATGAATTTAGAAGAATTACCCATTGGTGAGGTGGTAAGCGGAGTCGATTTACCAAACCGAAAAACCTTCAATAAAACGGCTAAATGGGCGCATTACCTTAAAAAAATGAAGGTAGGCGACGCAGTGCGCGTGTCGAACGCGAAAGAGCGCGATGCCATGACTCACTTCTTCAAAGCCAACAAAGCCGGCACTACGACCTCGCAGGTTGGCGACGGCAGCTTCGTCGTGTGGCGCACTCGGTTCCGCAAGAAATGAGTGATGATTGGGCTCAAGTTTTGATTGAGATGCGTGACGCAGCAAAGGCAGAGCAACGTGCCCGCGAGAAAAAGCCAGAGAACTGTTTCTTTTGCGAGTACATGGAACGTCAACCAGGGTTTTGCGAAAAACACTGGGCTAGGCCACCAGCTGACTTTATGCCGCGCGTAGGTGAGTGCCCCGATTTCATTGAGGAAATTCCATTTTGATTAGGCTACT